GTTCTGCAGGTGCGGGCCGCATTCTCGGCAGGCAGGGCCGAGGTGGGTGTCGTGGCCGTGGATGTCTTCAATACGAAGCGGCTTGGCACAGATGCCGCAGCGCGGGATGTCACTGCCGCGGCGTCCGGGGCGCAGGCGGCTGGGCGGGGATGGCGGCGACATGGTCATGGAAGAGAGGGCTGAGGTTTGAGACCTGAAACTTGAGGCGGCCAGAGCCAGACCCACTTGTCGCGACCAACCTTGCCGCTGCGAGAGTCTGTCCCGGATCGGCTGCGGGAAATGCGTTGCCAGCCGTCGAATCGGTAGGTGTTTCCGTTGTGAATGTCGGCGTCTTGGTAGCTAATGGCGTATTCGTAGCCGAGGTGTGGAAAGACAAATTCGCGCCAGAGGCGCAGGGCAACACGGCAGAGACCCGGCCGCACGGCGCAGAGGCGCGACAACTCGATGCAATTCTCGCGGTTGAGAAAGTTGGCGCCACCAACGGTTTCTCGGATAAGCGCAGATGTAATGGTAAGAGCAACCGGAATGCGTTCGTGAATGAGGGCATGTGCCCAGTTGCGGCCATTACCACGGATGCACGGCCCCATTTTGTGGCCCCATTCGCCGAGCAGGTCGTTGGCTGCGCCTAGCGGAATAGGGTCGTAGGCGACCATTGACGTAAACGGCATGTCGATGGCGGCACTCATTAGTAGCTTCCTCCTCCGTGGCTGCGCAGGATGTCGCCTTCAACGTTGATGGCATCTGAGAGGCAAACGTATCTCAGGAGATCTACGAAATCTTTTGTCGCCCCTTTTTTTCCGTCCGCCGCGGTGTAGGTCTGCAGGCAGTAAATGAGGTTCTTGCAGTTCTCGCTGATGTACAACTTCGGCTGGTTGCGGGAGTCCACCGGTTTTTCCGGGTTGTAGCTAAGGGCATCATTAATCATCGACACACCCTCATCGATGCTGTCGCCCGGTGTCGCCGTGAAGAGCATGCCGAGGTCGGCCATCTCGTCGATGAGGGTCGTCGGGGATTCCTTGCCGAGGGTGCGGGCGTTGCCGTAGCGCGAATCCATCCAGCGCTCGAAAATTTCCTCGCCGGCTTCGACGCGCAGGATCTCGTCCTTGTAGCGCTCGAGGCCAAAGCCGAAGTCCTGCTGCGCGGGTCCGGGCTTGCCGTCGAGCTTCTTGCCATCCGGCAGCGCCCACTCGCCGGCGTAGCCCACGCCTTCAATGTAGGACGTTTGGTCTGGCCATTCGCGGTAGACAACGATGCGGCCGGAGGTGTCGTGGACGGTCCAGATCATGGCCCAGTTCTTGCCGCTCGCCGGATCGACCCAGTGGTAGCGGGTGCCTTGCGGGACATCCGAGGCGCGGATGACGTGGACCTTGGGATTGAACAAGGGGAAGCGGCCGCTGATGGCTTTGGTCGGGACGCCGTAAGCGCGGCAGAGGATTTTTTCTTTGGTCTCGCTCTGCAGCTCTTTCTTCATGCGCGACCAACCGGCCCAGGGATTTGACTGGGTGTGGAAGTAAAGGATCGGGCGACCTTTCGGATTGATCTGCTCGATGGGCACTTTGTCGTAGCCGGAGATTTCGCCCTTGTCGTTTTTGAGCGGGAGCAGCTCGGCGTCGGTGTCTTCGATGGTCTTGGCGCCAGACAAGTAGTCGGCAACCGTAGGACTCCAGCCTTCGACCGGCGTGAAGGTCACGGCGAGCTTGCCGTTGCGGTCTACGAGGCGGAAACGGAGGGTTTCGAGGACATCAAGCGGGACCAGCTCGTCCGCCCAGGCAAAATCGATCTCGCCGCCCTCGAGCGTGCTCGGATCTTGGGCGTAGTTGCGGAAAATGCAGATCGATTGGTTCGGTGCGACAAATTTTGCCTCAGTAAAGCCACCCTTGACGCTGTAGGTGATGTTCGTGACCTGTCCCTTGCGCGCATTACGCCATTCCGGCGGCATATATTTCCATACACGGGGCTGCTGAAGTTCTATAGAATTTGGCGCGGTCGTTTGGAACAACCACACCACCGCTCCGGGCTTGCCATACATGGTCTTAATGGCTTCTTTCGCCGCCCATTCCGTCTTTCCCGAGCGGTTGCCGCCGAGCACCAAGATCTCGCGGTGCTTTTCCAACAATTCGGAGGCGCGCTTCCACACCGGCGGGATAAATCCATAGCGAAACGGGTCTGATGCCTCGCGGGCGATCAGTTCTTCGCGTGTTTTGAGATATTTCCAGCCCTCGTCCGGCCCTAGTTTCTCAAGCAAGTCGAGATCGACCTGCATGACAGGGTGCGGCGTGGGCTTGAAGCGTGTCTGGTGCTCGTTCACGAAGTAGATCGGGCGCCGGCCGGTGCGTTTGCGCAACGCCAGCTTCCCCAAGCCGTTGGTTAAACCGGCGCGGCGCCCAAATTCTTGATGTCCATCGTGGGATTCTCCAAAACGACGAACTGATCGCTGCGCATGTAGCGCGTCTCGCCGGTGTCCTCGAGGATCACGGCGTAGATGTTGTTGAAATAGGCGCCCTGCGACTCCACATACCACACCGAGCCAAGACCGAGAGGGGTCTTGACGGCAACGGGGCGGGCGAATTCGTGGATCATGCAAAGTATGTGCAGGCGCCCCACTCGTCTCGCTCGGTGGAGCTGGGCATCCCGGAGATGGTCCGCGGCGTCACACCACATGAACGCCGGCGAGAACCCGCTTGAGCCTGCAACTTAAAAGTCATTTGGATTTGCGCTTGCGCGCGGCGAAGGCGGCGGCGAGGGCGGGCAAATTATTGCTGGCGCGGTCGCGGCCGACTTCGTTGTAAAGTTTGATAGCCTGCTTGAGCTTGGCCTTGATTTCTGGCGTGTCGGTCGGATAACTCGTCAGGTCGTACATGTCGCGGGGCTTAGTCATAAATGGTTACCCTCCATAGCCCGATTTGAGCCACCGCATAGCCCAACCAAATCAGACTATGCCAGTAGCGGTGCTGGATGAGGCCGAGGTCGATGGCGACAAAGAAATAAATGAAGCCGACCGAGGCGATAAGGGCGCTGGAGGTCATCGGCGCGCTTTGGCGGTCTTGGCGGATGCCCGAAATGCTTTGGCGGTCGGAGCGCCAGCGGAACCGGGTTTGCGCATCTTCTCGCCGCTTCCGGCGGCGATGCGGGCTTTTTTGGCGTGTATGTTGGCGTATAGTCCTGCGGGTTTTTTCATAAATTATTCTTCTTCGTTGTTTCCGTAGCGGATGGCCCAGGCGAACATGCCGCCGTAGGCTGCTAGGGCGCCGAGCACTATGCCTGCGGCGAGGCCGATGAGGATGTAGCCGGCGGCGGTCACTCGTGGACGCGCCTCCACTTGTCTTTCCACATCGACCTCGCCATCGTGGCGGACTTCTCGGCGACTGCTTCTTCGCTCATGTCAGGGCAGACATGGTGGAGCAGCTCATGCAGAACCGTGTCTAGCTCGTCCGCGCCGGATTGGCGGGGATCGATGTAGACTTTGCCGTCGCCCAAGGTCATGCCGTCCGCTTTTTCGCGGCCGAGCTTCTTGCGGACGATGGCGATGGTTCTGCGTGGGGGCATTTAGGCGGCTTTCTTCGCCATGAGCTGGACGTAGTGGAGGTTGAGACGCGCTTGGAAGACCTTCCAGAACGGCTCGGCTGAGAACATCCAGGCGACCTCAAAATCGTCTGGGGATTCTTTGCCGATGCGGACGATGCCGCGGCGCTGGACTTTCATGTCCGGGCGGTTTTCGTTCCAGAGTTGTTCGTAGCCGGCGAGCTGGACTTTGTGCGCTCCGACGATGGCTTTGGATGTCTTCCAGTCGAGGAGGACGATCTTGCCGTCGCGGTCGCGGCTGGGTGCGTCGATGGTGCCGCCGAAGAGGTATTCCTCGGAGACCAACTGCACTTCCGGCTCGATGACGGTGAGACCTTCTTCGTCCCACCAGCGCTTGAAGTTGTTGAACGCGATGGTGGCTTTCTCGACATCCGCGGGGCTGAACTCGGAGAGGTCGGCAACGTGGTTGTGGAGGAAGCACTCAATGAGGAAGTGCGCGATGGTCCCGATGTCGGCGGCCTTGTCGCGCACCTTGCGGTAATCTTGGCCCTCCATGCCCAATTTCCACGCCCAGTGGATCAAGCCGCTGCTGTCCTCGCCGATCTTGGCGATGGTTGAGGCGCCGGGAACGTCGGTGCCGTCTTTCAACGGATACTTCTGGTGGGCGCGGGTCTTCTCGAGGCGGACGATTTTGCGTCCGTCCTCGGTGAAGCGATCCGGCTCGGCGGGCTTGGCGGCCTTGGAAGGGGAGCGGCGTTTTGCCGCCCCCCTTTTGACTGTATTGTTTTTCGCTGGCATGAGGGTTACCAGGTGATCTCTTCGTCGTCGGTGCCGGTCTTGCGAGCGGCGGGCTTGGCTTCGCTCACGTCGAAGCCGTAGGCCACGGCGCTGCCGCCATCTCCCCAGGTGACGAGGTCATGCACCATGACAGCCTTGGGCTGCAGCGTGATGCCGGCGCCGAGCGTGGCCGTGTACCAGCAGTAGGGCACGACCGCGACTTGGATCTTGCTGCCGCCGCCGACATTATCGGTGATGATGTCGCCGGAGGCGTTAAAGAGCTTCGGCGCGCGGCTGTAGGTCTCGCCGGCCTTGTCTTTGCCCACGGCTTTGACCTTGAGCTTCAACTGGACGAGACCGTCGTTGTCTTCCCACGGAGCGGCGTGGAGTTTGAGTTTGTCTTTTTTCAGCTCGGCTTTCTTCTCGGCGACGAACGCGGAGAAAAGTTCCTCGGCTTGCTTGATGAACGGTTCGGCTTCCTCGGCGGTTAGCTCGAGGTTGACTTTGAACACTCCCACGTCGTCGAACTTGGTGTCGGGACGGTTGAGGTGAGGATAGCGGGCGATGCCCACGGGTGTGGTTAGGGTTTTATTTGGCATATTTATGCGTTGGTTGGTTGTGTTTGTGCTGGGACTAGAAAATCGGAGCGGCGAAGGATGGTGAGGAAGTCAGCGGCGCGCAGGGTGATGAACCACTCCTCGCCGTTGCGCTTGTGGGCGACGACCGGGAAGAGCTTGGCCTTGGCGTCGCGGATGGCTTGGGCCATCCAGTCGCGGATCTTGACGACCTGGCAGAACTTCACCTCAAAGTGGAAGTCGGGCAGGCACGGGCAGACAACGTCCGGCGAATCCCCAAGTCCGCTAAACTGCTGCCCGCGCCTGATCCCAGAGTCGCCGAAGGCTTCGCGCAGCTCGTCGCGCCACATGCGTTCTCCGCGGGCGCCTTTCGCGCGGCTATTCATTGATGGCCTCCCAGAGTTGTTTCGCTGGTGCGTAGACGGAGCCATCGCTGTCGCTGGTGCGGCCAACTGGCGCGGTGCCTTCGAAGCGGGTGAGCGAGGGACGCCATGTGAGGTTGAGCGTGCCGGTGCGGCCAGCGCGGTGCTTGGCCACGATTAACTCGGCGTCTTGGACTTCCGGTTCCTCGTCTTGCACGGCGTAGTAGGCGGGACGGTGGATCAAGCAAACGATGTCGCTGTCTTGCTCAATGCTGCCGCTTTCGCGGAGGTCGGAGAGCTTTGGGCGGTTGTCGCTGCGGTTTTCGGCTTGGCGGTTGACCTGGGCGGCGGCGACGACTGGAATGCCCAACTCCATGCTCATGGCTTTCAACCCGCGGCTGACGAAGCCGACTTCGTTTTCGCGGCTTTGGGCGCCGGAGTGACTGACGAGC